GGACCTGGTGCCAGCGCGGGTACGCACGCCAAGAGCTTTTTTGATAAGCTCTTTAGTGGACCCTTAACTGTATCAAGGATTGACTTGTACGATTCGTACAAGCAGTACATCTCTCGGTTTCCAGACTGGTGCCTCGCTGAGGAAACTCGCAAGGCCACGTATGGTGGACCAATTGTACTGGACGATAGCATCCTCTCTTTCGCCCCGAAGGATCGAACAAAGGCTCGTGTCATCTGCACTGAAAAAACGCTGGATATGTTCTTTCAACTCGGCCTCGGCCGTGTTGTTGAAGAGAGATTAATTTCTTTCTTCGGAATAGACCTCAGTGTTCAACAGGAACGGAATCGCGAGCTTGCCAGGCTCGGCAGTCTGCTAGACTTTTCTTATAGTCTTGCGACCGTCGATCTTAAGTGTGCGTCGGACATGCCTTTATCCATGGCAAAATCCGTTTACCCGAAATCTGTTTTCGACCTATTGTATAGGTACAGATCACGGAGCACGTTTATTTCTGGGCTCGGTTCCCATAGCTTATCAATTTTGAGTAGCATGGGCAATGGTTATACTTTTCCAATGCAAACTGTTTTGTTTGCCTCCATTGTACGAGCGTGTTTTATCATAAACGGAGTAACCCAACTCTATCCCCGAAAAGGTAGATTAGGGAACTTCGGCGTGTTTGGTGACGACATTATCTGTCCGAGCCAATTACTCCCGGACCTTTATAGGCTTCTTAGCCTCCTAGGTTTGGTTGTTAACGTAGATAAGTCCTTTGCAAAAGGACCGTTTCGCGAGTCCTGTGGAGCCGATTATTATAACGGCCGCAATGTCCGTGGTATCTATACAGAGACCATTAAGACACCACAGTCTCGTTTTGCCCTTTGCAATGCCCTCAACGAGTGGTCTGCTAAAACGCAGATTTACTTGCCTCGGACCATCCAGTATGTCTTGAAGTCCTTACCTTACCTCCCAATCCCGTGGTGGGATTCGGAGGACGCCGGTTTACGTGTTCCGTCGAGTTTTCTCGATGAGAGACGTGATTGGCGCGGTAGGGTTCAATACAAGGCGTATAGGCCAAAAGCCTACGGTTGGACCATTACAGATGCAGGGTCCTTTGAGGGACCTAAACATCTATTGAGTAGGCTCATTCAGAACCCTCACGGGCTATGGTTGAGCTTTATGCAAGGTTCAGTTCGGGCTGGAAAAGTATCTGTTAGGCAAACGGATACTAAGTACAGTTTGAAAAAGTCATACGTCTTTGGATGGGATTACCGGCCCTCGGGCTGGTTACCGGACGGAACGTGCGACGTGAGACCCTGGGAGTCGAACCCCCAGGCCTCATGGGAGCGGTGGAATACCGCTTTACATATGAACTTTAAGATTCAGATGTAACCTGACGCGAGATGCGTTGTCTGAAGT